CCAGTTGTATAGGTAAATGATTGTGCATCTATACTTGTTGGTGATGTTAATGCTCCTGTTGGTATGTTAGTATAAGGTGCTGATGGTAGATATATTCCATCTTCCACCCGAGCAAATTTTGTTGGGTCATAAAAAGAACCAGTAATCTTATATTTATGTTTTTCAACTTCTTCCACACTCATTACTCTATAAGATGTTGGTTCTAATTCTGTTCCCACCAATAACCACATAGCATTGTCAGCTGGTTGTGTGGTTAAAGCACCTGTCCATGTTAATACAGTTACATCAGATGATGGCACTGAATTAGTTAAATCTTTTTCTACAACACCACCACTTGTAATCATTTCTACTGAATATGTTTCCCCAGTTGCTAAATCAATAGCATTATCTATTGTTAATGAGGTGGATGTAGATGATACTATTCTACCACCAAATCTATTTGTAGCACTTTTATGTGGGTCTGCCACATCAATTATCTCACCTGGAACAACATCAATATGGTCATATCCAGCAGTGTATTCTATTCTTTCTGTTTCTATTAATTGTGATTCTAAAATCCACTTACCATACCTATGTGCTTGTCCTCTACTTGAACATCCATAAGCAACCACATCAATTGGTTTGTATCCATAATTTGATATACCTGTTGTATTTTCTACCACCTCAACAGTTTGTTTGTAGAAGGCATTTGGGTCATTCCAAGTTACATAAGCAACAGTGTATCTTTCTTTTAATGAATTACCAGCATAATTAAACATACCTCCCTCAACATTAGCTGCTGAAACTAATCTTGTTGAATCTTTAGGGCTGTCTTGTGTGAATGATGCTAATCCAGCAGTCCAATATGGCACAGCTCTCATATTAGAAGCAATCATTGCTATAACATGAAAGGCATCTGCTTTGTTTTGAATTACATAATTAAATGTGAACCTACGTTCTGTTCCACCTATACCATCATCAACTTGTGTATCACAATAAACACCTAAATTATAAAGTCCCCACTTATCAACATAAGATGATGCTAACCCTAAACCATATCTATCTGTTGTTAGAATATCATACAACACCCAAGCTGGATTATCACAATACTCAGCAGTTCCAAAGTTCCCATCCCAAGTTCCAGAATATTCAACTATATCAGTTCCTTCATTCCAAGTTCTATTATTAGGTGTTAATATCTTTAAACCCTTTACATCATATGCTCTGTTAGGAATACTAGAACCAAATTGTTTGGCATCAACTTCCATACCAACAATAACACTATCTCTATATTGTATCTTACGTTCTTTGATTTCAGAATAAGCAGTCCAATATGTTTTATTAACTAATTTAGCAGTAGTAGAATCAGCTGTTGTTCTTGACACCCTCACATTCCAAGGACCTGTTCCATAATCTGATAAATCTTTAATTCTTATAGCCCTTTGGTATGCACTTGTGCATTTACCACTTATTACAATACTAGCTTTGGCATCTTGATAAGCACCACCATTAGGTTGAACTTCTATCTTCATTGTTACTGATGTCTTTTTTATATCACCATTGTCTTCTGCTTTATACAATGAGGGAACTGATACTACAACTCTAATATCATCAACATCTGTATCCGTAATAGATTTAACTATTGGTGTAGCATGAACAACCTCTAAATTTACAGATGTAGCACTAGCTGCTGCATTAGTAATGCCTGGGATATATGTTTGTGTTGATGTTCCTTCTTTACAATAAGTAGTTACGCCAGCAAAGTTGTAACTACTATCATCATTTTGTAATTGTGTTTCATTTAAGAAGATGGATTTATCACCATCAACAAGACCTTCTATTTCACCCTCACCGATTAAATCAACCATCCTTGCTACAGCATTACTCTGTAATGAGTTGGCATCTTCTATTGGTACATATGGTTGGCTACTACTTTTACCACCACCTTTATTATGAACCCTTAATCCATCTGCTATAAAGGTCCCATTAGTAGTAGTAAGATTGTATACATACTCTTGGTCTGGTAGTATTAGTTTATCATATACTACTTTCCTACTTCCATCTTTCCATATAAGGTAATCACCAATCTCAATTTCCTGCATCTCTACGAATTCATTATTACCAACATACATCCAATGGTTTTCAGTTAGTATAATCTCACTCTCTGGGTGTCTTACTAATAATAATCTATCACCTCTGAGGTCTGTGGTCTTATGTTTGTGAGTTTCTGTTATCTTTACTACTACTAATTCTTTATTATCACCATCAAAACCAAAGATTTCTTCTCCAATAGTTAGTTTTCTAATAGGAACATTACCATTTGGTGTTGAAATTAAGGTTTCTTTGGCAAAACACCCACCTTTTGAACCTTTTATTGTTTTGTTATTCATTATGATATGTCCTCAATGTCTAGTTCAGCACTTATTACTTTACTACCTACAATAACTCTTCCATAAATTACAGGAACCGGACCACCTTGTTCAACTGTATTAGATGGACCATTAAATAAATACGATGGTCTTTCATCTGGGTCTTCCCGTTGAGAATAATCCCCCATTGTTGGAGCCATCATTGTTGCAACCCCTCCCATCATCATTCCAACACCCATTGTAGTTAACCACGGTTGTTGAAAGTAAACACCCGCTACTACCATAACAACACCCACAAATACCTGGAACCAACCGGATTTACTTCCTGTAGGAATAGGTACAATGTGATAACAACCATCATAATTCATATCTAAATCAGCATAACTTTGGAAAGCATCATCATTATTTAATATTTTGAATGTTCCTTTACGGAGTTCTTTAAGAAACTTGTTTGGGTAATTAGCATTGAAAGCCCTGATTGCTTCACTAACACTACTAATGTTTAGTTTATGTTCCTTACCAAACTTCTCACCAAGGTATCCGTGTAAGAATACTGTTACCATTATATTAACTCCTTGTGTCTTACTATGTAAGATAAGTGTTTTCTATTTATACTATTTATAGGTTCTGTCTTTGACAAATGTGATGTGGTTAAACACAAGTGATGTAGTAATAATCCATTACCAATATACACACCACAATGATTTATATAGTCAGCTCTAACTTGAGCCAAAACACAATCACCTTGTTCTAAATACTTTAAATCTTTCTTTAATACAACAAAACCCACTTTACCTAATGATTCATAAAGCAGGTTCTCATCTGTTTCCCACCACTTGTACTCTCTTGGAACCTCTTTTAATGTTACACCCAGTTCTCCTCTATGGTAATCTCTAACCAAAGAAAAACAATCATAGATACCATGTCTAAATGGTCTCTTAATATAATCTTGTATAGGCAGGCGGTCTCCCCAGAAGTTCAAATCTTGAACCTGACCATTCTTTATGTTTACTATTCCAAATGGAACACCATGTCTTAGCTGCTCTTCCATATCATGCTTACTTGCATGTGGACTATTATCGTGTGAATGAATGATGGCTTTTATATTACCTATCATCTCTGCTCGAATAAAATCTACAGCACTGATTTCAAAATGATTTAATTTATCATCTGCTACATTCTCACACTTACAATATAGTAATTTATTCTTTTGTATAGTATTATATTCTACTATTATACCACAACACTCTTCTGGATACACTTCTAGTGCGTGTTGTTTTATTTCATTATGTAGCTCTTCAAAATATAGTTTCATATCTTCTCCCCTTATTAAACTCTTGTCTCTGCTACAGTTGGAAATGACCACAATGGTAATTCATCTGCTTTTAATGGGTACCTTAATTTACAATCACTCATTCTCCTTCCACACACATCATCTGCTGCTGTAACTGTTGGTGTGCCATCCTTCTCAAAGTAAGTAGCATCAGTATAAGGGCATGTAACATCAGTATAAACAAAACCACCATCATAAGTTCTGTATGTGTGTAAACAAGTATCTTTTATTATCCGTCTCTTTGGTAAATATGTTCCTTCAAAATCTAAGTAAGCTGATAATGTCCAACTTATTACTTGTTTATTCTGTAATGTTTTTTGTTCTACAACCCATATATCTGAAGCGAAGTAAGCTGATGTGTCAGCTGAACCACCATCATCTAAATACTTTGCAAATGTTCTTTTCCTTGTTAAAACAGAACCCACCAAATCATTATAAGAATTAACTTCTGATTGAAGTGATTTAGATACATTAGCAATAGTAAAAGTGGGTCTTGGTAATGCTTCACCTGATTTCATTTCAAAACCCTCTGCCTTACAATCAATAGGTGCATAAGCTTGTCCATCAAAATAAACAACAGTTCCTGAACTAGTAGTATCTTCTACAAAGTAAGAGGTGGTTCCACCAACTGA